TTAATAGATATTTTGTTTATTACTAAAGGTCCAACGCTTACCATTGTATGAGACCGTACCATCTGAATTGACCTTCAACTCATTCATTTTATAATCATATATTTTTAGTACATTACCATGCTTATCGACATCAGCAGGCAAATTCATAACGCTTGTACTTGAATGATGAAACATCTTAATCATAATTTGCATAGATATATTTCCTATATCCAGAAACTCAAAAACCGCTATAACTAGCGGTTTTCAAAACTTCACACAGAAAAATTAAGCTGCTTTTTCTGATTTTGCTTTTTCAGCAGTGTGCGCATTTGCAATAATACGATCAACCAACAAATCTGCGCGATCTAACAATTTGTTTGCTTTTTTAATCAAATAGTCACGACGGATTTCTTTAAAGTTTTTCATGATCATTCCTCAGTCAATTTAAATCTATAATGGCACAGGTACGTTTACATGTTTTTCAAGCATAGCGTATAGCTTCTGAAGCTCTTCGCCAGACTCACCTGCCACTATGGCATTTGCGATCCCTTCAATCACCCAAATGCATTGTCGTACATTTAAAGTAATATTAGGATCATCACACTCAAGATCTTCGAGAATATTAGCTAATTGCTGCATAATACTCGCGACTTCCTGCGCACTAGGGTCAATGGTACTCAAGTATTCAATATTGAGTGATACAATTTTACTTTGAGATAAAAATTTATTTGCAATGTTCAAAACACGCAAATAAATATCTTTAATGGCTTCGTCCAAAATTTGACCCCGTACTATGTATATAGCTATCATTTGTGAAAATTCAATGAATCTTTACAAAAAGTTAAAATTTGGACGACGATTATACATCACGATTAAAAATTAGGTTAAATTATTTTCAATTAATTCGACGAATTTTATTGACCATATATTCCTCTATTCCCTATTTATTGTTTTACAACTTATAGCACATGCATTTATACCTTTAAAGTAATTTTTAATTATAAAATTTGTTAATTATTTGCATTAAAAATGATAGCCCTCAATTGAGGGCTTTTATAAATCCACCATGACGGGCTTTGCAATCATTATATTTTGCAACCGTATCAACAGACCAAAGCATCCAATCTTTGCCCGTTGTGCCCGTTAATTCATTCAAATTTGGGCATGGCTGCATTAAGTTAGCTGGTATTACCGGCTTTGATAAGATCGTTGATTTGCTGCACGCCATCAGCGTCAACACAAGCAGACTTATAAACAGGACGTTCAACGATCTTTTGCACTTCACGCTCAACATACTCGACTTTTGTGCGTTGTTCTGACTTAAGTTGTTCATAGTCTGCGCTCACTTGATTAATTTGGTTTTGTGCTTCAGCAAGTGCTTTCACTTGCTTGCGCTCGATATCTTGTATTTGTGCCAGACATTGCTGATCAGCTTGCTTTAGCTTATTCACATAGTGATTTGTAATAGCCGTCTGAATGAACAACAACACAAGTAAAATGGCGATTGCCGTCCAGCGCTTGTTTAATAAAATCCAAGTCATGAATTAGCCCCTACGCATTTTTGATAGCGATCAACTTGACGCGTCCAAACCCCATAACAACCATTGGAACGAATTGAACAATCACGCTTTGCAACGTATTTCCATTTCAGTAATGCATCACATGCTTGGCGTGGTTGGCCTTGCAAAATTAATCGACGCATAGATGAACCAGACCAGGCTGACTGGCCGAACTGATACATGAAATCGAGATACAAGTCATATTCGACTTGTGAGAGCTTCACGCTAGGTAAAGAGCTGCGAAAATATGCTTCATCTTTTGATATATGGGCCTTTGCAATCTGGACCGCCCGTGCTTTTGAAATTGGCTTATCAGTCATTTTGACTGGAGTACCATTTTCATATTTAGTGGACCCGATACCAATAGTCGGCTTATCCCCTTTCACCGGGATAACAGGGTTTGAAGTAAACCCTTCATAGTTTATTAAAGACGTAAAAAAAGCAGCCGAAGCTGCTAATCCCACGACCCATAATTTAGGATTGTTTTTCATCTGAATCTTCACCCATTAATTTTTTATGTAACTCTTCATCGCGCTGATCTTTTCGATAAGCGGACCACAACTGAATTATTAAGCCTGCAAAAGCACAGATTCCCCCCACTACAGCCATCCATTCAGTTGTAGAAAGACCGCCATATAAAACCATCCCACCCCCTGCTAAATTTGTTACTAGACCGTAAGTTGCTGTGCTTGTTGATGTTGCTGGTTCTGCCATATCCATTTCTCCAGAAACTGGCAATAAAAAACCCGCTTTCGCGGGTTAAGATTTAATTTATATCACTGTGAAAAGTACTCAATTATGAATGTGTCTGCAAAGATATTTGCAGCGAAGAGCACGTCACTAAATGATGTCGAAATATTGATGTGAGAGTATGCATCCCACAGCTTATATTGATTACCTCTGACATTACAAAGATATTCATTAAAAGCATTCAATAAACGACTAGCAGCCTCTAGCTTAGAAGTATCATAGTCTTGCATGAGAATATGAAAGATGAAAGCTACAGTACTCGGCCCATTTCTTCGTGTTTCAGCAATACAAAAATCAATCTCACTGATACCCCCATAACTATGAATCGAATCAAGTACAAAACTTGATAAGTCAAAAGTAGGTTGTCGATTTGCAATGCTGCAGCCTATCAAGTAGTTATTTGCAGCATAAACTTGATAATGCAGGTATCTAGCTGTGATGATATTTTGCAATTCGTTATCAGTAATAATATTTTGCGTTGTCGCGAAGTTACTTCTTGAAGAATATTTGCCGTCCAACATGGTCAATGCTGCCGCATATTTCCCCGTTGTGTCCAAGCCCATTTGAACTGCCATAGCCCAAAGCCTAAAGCCCGCTGCGTAGAAGTTTGAGTTAACAGGTGTCGTGACTTCAATTAACCCAGAATAAGCTTGACTAGACAATCTTGAGACTACAGCTTTTAAAGCATCAATTTTAACTTGATTGTCATATTTTAAAGCTAGCTGATATAGCCCCCACACAACTGGCGATACATTTCTAGATACAAACTGCAGCGATTTATATTCAGAATCTGGACCGATGAAAATCTGGTCAACACTGCCATAATAGGTTGTTGCCCACTGCTCAAATTCTGTGTAAAGCTTGTCAAAAGTAGAAACACCTTTATGCAAATGTTTCACAATTTTTGCCCCTAGTGCATTAATAATGCCTCCGCCTTTATCATCAGTAGTTGCTTGATATTGATACCAATCCGCAAGCCCACTAATTACATCGCCCAACTGAGACATGATTTCGCTTTTACGAACTGGAGAATAAGACGGGTTCGAAGATGCAAAGCCGACAAGCGGATTCAAAACAATGTCAGAAAGAACTGTCGCATCAGTCTGAGCTTCATTTAAATTAATCTCAAATGCATGAGTCCAAGCCCAGCCCTTCACATCTGGCAACTTTGCAATCGAAAAGTTTGCAGTCTTCCAGCCTATGTCATATCTAATGAAGGAACTACCAGTTAGATTATTACAATGAGGGTTCTTCGCACCGATATAGTTGGCTTCCAACGGGTCACGCATAACATCAGCACTAGCAAAAATCGCACTGAAACTATGCTTTAGATCCGGACAAATAACATTGTATCCAGCGCGTTGAGTCTTGGCAGCAGTTGTTGTTAATTGAACACGTGATAGAACACCGTAAACAGTATTTGTAGGCAACTCTAGTGCACACTGGACATGCTTTTTGACAGTAATCAAACCGTTCTTATAAATACGCATTCGTGTCGTATATTTTAAAAACTTTTGACTAATCTCAAGGTATGTCTGCGAAACAGCATTATAAGAAATTGATTCAATTTCAGTGAAAAGAAGCCCCTCAGACACAACTCGAAAACTCGCATCAGCATATCCAGCTGAGAAATATTGCTCAGCACCGTTGTTATTGCGGATAAGTAGGTTTTGCTCAACCCCTGCATATGTAATAGCAGAAGTAGTGACTGAATTTATTAAATATCCAGTGGATTTTGATAAATTCAATACATCGCCCATTTCCGTCGTAATATTCACCCCATCACTCGTATTTGTATAACTTAAACGAGAAATAGAGTACTCACGTACTTTGCACTTAAAGACTTGTACTGTGTACTTTTTGCTAGACTTTGCAGCGATGCTGTCAATAACAACAAGCCGTCCACAGAACAATGAGCCATCTGCGTGATAGCCGTAATTCTTATTTCTACGCTGGTTAAAATCTACATCTGCAATCCACTGGCATTCATATTCAGTGCCGTTTTCATCAAGCACGCGAATGTATTTATCAGAAAATACTTCACCAGGGTTGAACTTCATTTTGATAAAAACAGGACGGCTTGTAACAGCAACACTTAAGTTGTTCTTCACAACTGTTTCGTAACGAGTATAAGCCTTATCTGTAAGTGATTGAGATTTGGCATTAACTTCAGCATTGAAATTACACAAATCATTTGTAGTAATTGAAGCATCGCCAGTCAGCAAAATCGCTGGAACTTGCTTTGTGTAATTCAGAGCAGTTTTTAAATCAAAAACATAGTTATTATATGTTTTAGCAAAATACTCTAATATTGATCTTGATTCGATCTGAAACCCTGCTGCCGTAATGTCTGCATGCGGAATTGCAATAGTTACGGTGTTTGTTGAAATATTAAAGTTTACTGCTTTGGTTGTTACAGTAAGAATATCAACATTGGTTGCTGGGTAAAAAATGCGCTGTCTGTCGTATATCAAACGGGCAGCAGATTGTTGTAGTGATGCTGTACTAAAAAATGGAGGCATTTTTAATAGCACAGTGTTATAAGCCACATTATTGTTGATAACAATATTAGCAACATTGTTAATTACTAAAGTTGATTGAATATATGGCGAGACCAATAAGTTATTAGTAATTTGCTCTTCTTCAATCATATCTATAGTGTGAGAATCAAAACGATCATTCACAACAAAGTTCAAGTATCTTTTTTCAAAACCCGGTGTTAATTTCTTTATTAACAAAGATGCCTGATCTGTTAAGAAACTTAAATTAAGTTTTTCACCAGCTTTGTTAAATTGATACTGATTAACAAGAGAATTAGCACTACTTTCGAATACTTTTAATAATCTTGCATCAATTGTAGTAGAGAAATTAGAAGCTGCTTGACTATCTTTTTGTGATATAGATTTAGTGCCTCGACTGTCATAGATAATGTCATCTAACAAGCGCCCATATTTACTATCAGCGTAGTTATTTGCATCATTTAGATAATTTCTTCCCGTTGGATCCCATTGTGGTGTAGGTGAAGCAGTAGGATTCCAGCGATATTCATCACCCGTCGCATCAACACGGGCTAGTTGCCAATTATAACTTGGCATAATTGCTTGCAAGGCTGTAAGTGTTGGGGCTGAAATATAACCACCTCGATTTTCAGCTTCACTCGAAACCAATGGAAGTGATTTAAAAGGCTCCCCGTAACGCGGCACAATTATTTTCTTTTCATTTACAGACTCACCTGCATGCTGAATATCAGTGTCAAGATTCTGCATCTTTTCTTCAGTGATAATCGCCATAAAATTTTCTCCAAAAAAAAGCCCCGCATAATGCAGGGCTTTAATTTCATTCCAGGGTTAAATTAGGTTATTGATGATGTCTTTATCATTTTGATAATAACGCTCATCTAAATTGGTTGCTGATACGGAATTTTCAAAAACACCGTTGCGATTTTTGGTAGAGACTAGGAATAGCTCTTCATCTTGCCGATCGTCGACAGTGATTGAATAAACAGTTTTTACTTCGCCCTCAGTTACCAATGCTTCAAGCGGTGGCCGTGCTAAAACAAGGTCATACTCACTTGCGCCCTGGCTAACTTGGATTTGATCAGTAAAGCCGCTTTTCATTTGAAGATGAATCATATAGTCATGACCCGCTGTTAAAGTACACGGTTGACTTACTTCAATATTTAAGCCATTCCAGACTAAAACCTCTCCAGAAGTCTTCGACCTGTCACCAAATACGACATAAGGTAAACGAGTATCGTCAACAACAATGATTGGGTCACCTCGCTCAGTTAATTCACCCTCTGCAAAGCAATTAAACTTACAATTAACTCGCTGATACTTCAGCTTGTTCCAGGCACGCCAGCCAATGATATGTGCTTGCTCTCTATAAGCAATTCCATAGCCATCGATCTTTTTAGGATTGGTGATTTGGTCATTCGGAATTTTTAAAGTCTTTTCAACCCAACCCGCTTCACTATCAACATAAGTTATTTCAACACCATCATAATTATTTTCAGGCTTAAAGTTATAAGTTCTAACTTCAGATTGAAACTTTTTATTCCTGTGATTGAATAACAATATTGGTTGTCGATTTTCCTTTTCAAAATCGAAATAAAGCGCTCGATTTAAGCGACGTTCATTACACCCGGATACACCCGCCATCATTCGGCAAATTTCTTCAAATGACTGATTTGCATTATCAAGTGTGTAATTGAACTCAGCCATTTTTTCAGAGCCAAAATATTCAACCACATCATCAAATACTTGATAAATCTCTTCAGTATTGATTTCATTTAAAGTACGACGGCCAATAAGTTTGTTCAAAGCCAAATCAATTATTAGATCGGCAATATTGCGCGATGGGATTAGCTCAGCAGAACGTACACCACCACGGAATGAATAAACTAGGCTCTCAGCAATACAATTGGTTTGTCGTGTATCTACGGCAGTTGCAGCACGTGTTGCTTGTGTGCGTTGGCGTATTAAAACCCTATTTGCATATATAAGTTTTGATAAATAGCGAATTGCATAAGCTGTATAGAATTTAACTTCATCCGACAAATCTACCGCATCACCATTGTCATTAACCCGTCTTGCGCGGAAACGCACAGCGCCAGAAAACGGCAAGTCAATCCACATTGAGCCACCAACGCTATCACGGTTATTTGCTTTACCATTTAAACGTATAGTTTGGTTAAAAACGGCTCCAGTCGGATTATCAGAAACGACCTGTTGATATTCAACATAGATATCCACATATTTAGCATCTGAACCTTGATAAATCCCATTTAAAGCTTGGAAATTTAGCAAAAGGCCCGTTGCTTTCGGTGAATTAATCGTAAACCAGCCAATCCAGTTATCCTGTCCACCCCGCAATTTAATATTGCCTGTGCTGGTCTTCTGATCTTCTAAATCTGCAAGCTTATCCCAATCAGAATTTACCCCGCTTGGCGTTGCTAGTGTGAGCTGCTTATTAACGGTATCAACACCCGTTACAACATATTCGCCATCTAAAAAGATGTTTGCTGTGTTGGCTGTTAAATTGGCCGAAATATTTGAAGTTAGTACTTCAGTCACTTTTGAAAAATTTGTGTTTGTAGCCACTGGGTTTTTCAAATGAATTGTATAGACATTTGATACATACGTTACCGAGTCAATATCATACAGACCAGCTAAATCAAGCTGCCCATTTACTGGATCGGTCACCAGCAAAGAAGTCACGTTAATTTTTCGGTAATTCTGGTAATCCAGAACATTTTGCGTTGATTCAATCGCAAACGTTTTATTCACTGGGTCTACACTAACTTGCCCCGTTATTGATAAATCGCCAACACCAAAATTTGCACCACTAATAATTAAAGTCTCATTAATATTGAATGAGTTAAAACGATCTGCCGTGCCCTGGTCATTGGCTTTAATCATATTTGGATATTGAAAATAAATATCTCCAGCTTCCACCCGCGTGCTATTTGGCGGCAAAGCTGTTTGACCATTAATCGAGTCACACTGCCGTGGAATTACTGGAGCTTCAGTAAATGTATCACCCCATTTAAAAATCGTTTCACTACCAACCAAAGATTGATTAAGCCCATAAGCCGATAAACTCGTTCCTGGTATTTCCTGAATTGGAGTATCACCGGTCTTAAATTGAGACAGTCTTACAGGGTTTTCACAAACACATAGCAAAAGCTCTTCAACCTCTACCCCGTCTTTGAAATATCGATATGGAGGCGCAAACAAATCAGGAATTGCTTTAGGTGCACCAAGAATATAAGGAACACGTTGTTTTATTCGTTGACGGTTTTCAGGGTTCGATAAATTGTTATTACTCGAACCTGTCATCGAACTGTTATTCGTTGGAGCTTTTGGAACTTTCACCAAAGCAGACACAGCTTGACCAAGTAACTTTGAAGCAATCCAAGTTACGGTAGAAGCCAATTCGCCAGGATAACGAACAATCGTACATTCATCATCCATTTCCATGAGACGGGCAATAGATGCACGGTCATCACGTGTTGGTGTTATATCGTTTTCAGGACATGGATTACCTTTATAAATTTTCGCCTGGGGATGCTTGGTTTTTTCTTGCAAAAATGTATAAAGAATATTTTCAGACTCAACCGTAATTTTCTCTTGTTGGTCTAATGCATTCTTAATGATGTAAATTCGGCTCATAGTATCGAATCCGTTTAAACCAAATTTTGGCTTGTTCAACTGTGATGCGCTGAACACCGCATTCACTTAAATGAAAAATCTTGTTCTGAAAAAAAAGCCCCACATGGGAGCTTTCATTCATATATGTCATCAGGACTATGCAGCCTTCTTTTGGCCTATCAATTCGCTTGTTTTGATGCACTGTTTCCCGTGAAGTTTTGATCGTTTCACTTAATGAACCAGCCAAGCCGACAAAACAAGGTGAATAATCTAGGTCATAAATATGTTTAGCTGCTTTAATAACGAAATGGACACAATGAAATTTTTCAGGATCATATTTGCAGTAAAACAGCTTGATAATATTCATGAGTAAAAACCTTCTAGACTTTCATCTGTACTTGCAGAATAAATCTCACCATTCCCTGAATCATTTAGGCCAGGTGCTTGGGCCTCAAAACTAGACCCGCGATAATCACGGGTAACAGTTACAACCTCTAAATCTTTCACAACATAAGCAGGCACGTCATAACGGCCAATGATGTAAGCTCGATAATTGAGAATTGGAGTTGTAATTTCATCATCTTGAAGTACAAGCTTAATCAGATCGGGAATAGTGGTTCCAACATCCCCAATGACTGCCGATAACTTTTGATCCAGGTTATCTTCATCGCCACCGCGGTTAATGGTCAAAGGCACATAAACATATTCAAACGTTTGACCGTCTTCATGTGTTAATGAAATTGGTTCACTTGAATTAACCACATAGCGCAAAACTTGCGGCCAATTTGGATGTGAGATTTCCACACTCTCAAGCCAACCAATTGGACCCGCTGACTGATCAAGCAAAGCAAGCTGTTCTGGTGTAAGTTCAATCATGGATTTACCCCCAATGCATCAGGTAGCCATTCATTTGGTACTTTTTCGATATCATCAATAACTTCGCTAGACTCAACGCCTTGGCGTAAATTAACGATATTTCGGTCTAAATCAGCACTACGTTTGATTGGTTTAACAATCACTTGAAAGCTAACCATGACTACAACGCCATTTCGCTTTGATTCACCAGGTAATGATTCGGAAGTGAAACGACACTCACACTCTTCAATTATTCCATGGTCCAATGAAAGCTCCCATTTCCAATTTTCTGGTTTACGCTGTTTTGTTCTCCAAAAAGCCCAAAAATATTGACGATCTGCATCATCTTTTAATAAGACAGAGACATTAACCGAGTGTGGTGAGCCAACAAAAAAGGGGGCTTGCCTTGGCATTCCCCCTTCTGTTTTTTGTTCACGGATATCATTACCTGGTGTAAAGCCATACCCTTCTTGCAAGGGGCAAAGCATGAAAGTATCCAAAATTACCCCCTATTTCGTTCGACCATAAAACCTTGTTGTATCATTTGTGACTCATGACTATTTGCCTGAGTTCCTAACCGGGTAAAAGCTTGTTCAACTTCTTGTCTCACAACATCAATTGTCACGTCACCATTTGATAATCTTCGCTCTCTAGCCGTATAGCCTGGAGGAACGTTAATGTTGATATTAACGCCACTGCCACGCTGTTTTTGACCCGCTAAATAATTCGTCAAATCCTGGTTTAATCGTGGACCAACAACACGCTCCTTTTTATTTAACAGCCAAGTACCTTCTTTTGGTACTGAATCAATACCATCATGAGCCATACCTGTTAAATTTACGGATTTAATCTGCGCTGCTTGTGCTACCTGTATGCCCACTGCACCAGCAGCTAGTACTGGAGCAATATAAGGACCAATCATAGGAATTAATGAAGCAGATGTATAAACGTTTGAATATGTCTGTGGCGCATTCATAATAGCTTGTGCCACTGCAAATGCCTTAGACATTGCAAACATCGCTTTATATGCTCCAGATTGCTCACCAAGCATAGAACCCATTAAATCCGTCATTCCACTTAATGTTTCTGTAGCTGTTTGAAGACTTAATGCATTCTTATCACGACTATATGTTTCATCGATCAAAAGCATACGCTGGTTATGCTCTTGCCAAAGCGCTTCACGCTCAACAGCCAAAGCCTTTAAATCTGCATTTGGGTCTTGCTCTTGAGCTTCAATATCTGCAAGTTTTGAATCAAAAACTTTCTGTGAAGCATCATAACGACTAAAGCGTTCTTGCTCTAAATTGTACTGATCACCACCGCCATTAATTTGGGTATAAATACCCGCCCAGGCTTGTTGTGCTTGCTGAATCTCCTTCATTCTATTTTCACTTAACTTATTCATCTCATAACGATAAACAGAATCAATTGATTGAATTCGGAGATTACGTTCAACTTGAGTCATACCACGTGTTGCTTGAATACGGGCCTTATCAATTTCAGCACTCTTCGCTAGCTTTTCTTCTTCAGTCCATAACCAAGAATTTTTAGTTTTATCGAACTCCAGTAAAAACACTTTTTTACGGGCTTCGCTTAGTGATTTTGCCTCTGTGATTAGTTTTTCCTTTTCACTTTCACTTATCGCGAAACCAGTACCAGCACTATTTCTTGCTAAAGATGCTTCATTTATACGCTCTAATTCTTTGGTTAGATCAGCAGAAATACGGGTTATTTCAGTACCATAGTCATACAATACATCCTTAGCTAATTTACCCCGCGCTTCCTCCAAACGTTCAGCTTCTTTTCTTAAACGTTCAGCTTCTGCTTCAGCTTTAGATTTAGTATTTGATTTAGGTTTTTTAGCATCCGGGTTAAGGGTCTTATTCTGTTCCACACCAGAAGTAATACCTTTACCTTGATTGTTTTTAGCCCAAGCCTGTTGCGCTCTTTGATTATTCAAAATACTTTGAGTCAAAGCATCGTATTTACCAGTTTGAGCAGTAACCACATTTGAAATTGTGCCATAGGTATTTTTACTGGTATCAACAACTTGTTTTGCCGTATTAACAAGAATTTTGCCATTATTGACAAAACCATCGACCAGAGCCATACCTTTATCTTTAAAAGTCGGAGCTGTCCAAAAGTTAACAACGGTCTCACCTAAGTTACCCAAAACTTTTAAAGCTCCAGAAACAACCGTAACAATATTTTTGATACCACCAGCCAAACCAACAATTAAAATTGCAGCACCTTTAGCTGCAATTCCTACAGCATCAACAATGCCCGCAAATTGTCCACCTTTTCCAGAACCATCAAGAAAGTAACCTATTACACTGCTTAACGCAGGCATGACCGCTTGAGCTAATTGATTCTTCAAAGCCCCAAATTGTAGTTGTAATGATTCAGTTTGAGCTGCCAATGCCATAGATTGCTCCATAGCAGCTTGACCAGTGATAACTCCAGCATCTTCCAAGGCAGTTTGGTATTCATTCCAGAGCTTTCCACCGTCTACCAATAAAGGAGCAATTTTTGTTAAGTCACTGCCCATACTTTCTAAATAGAAAGACATTTGTTGCTGATTGACACCAGCCTCTTCAAGCTTATCAACATATAGTTGTAAAGCTTCAACGCCATCAAGCTTTGACATTTCCACAGCAAGTTTTTTAGCGCCTTCAGCTCCGCCTTCTGTTTTAACAGCAATTTGCTCGAAAAAGTCCATTGCTCCGCCAGACCCAACACTAGCAAACTCACCAATTTTTTCATTAAAATCTTTTAATTGGTCTGAAAGTTGTTCTTGAGTAACCCCAAAAGTTTTTGCTGCTCCAGCCAGACCTTGAAATGATTCAATTGAAGTATTCGCAACAGTTGCAAATTGCATCATTTCAACATTACTTTTTGCAACTTCAATCGCCATTGCAGATAAACCCGCAACCGCGACAACCGATCCACCAACGGCCATACCCGCAACTGCAGCAGTAGCAGTTAAAACACCACCGCGAAGAACACCTAATTTTCCCGTTATACCTTCAATCGCAGAGCCTATTTGTGAACCGCTTAAAGATTCATTCATTTGGTCTTTAAAACTTGAGAAAGCTTTACCCATCTTGTCTGTAGACTCTTTGGCTTTTCTTTCAGCTTGAGTCATTGGCCCAATGAATTGACCAATCTGAGCAACCAAATCTAAAGTTAAACGCCCAAGTGATGCAGATGCCATAATTTTCTCCAGACAATAAAAAACCCTGCATAAAGCAGGGTTTCAACTCTATATAGCTTACCAATCTGTACTAGATGACTCGCTTTGAATACCTTTTTTAAAATCCTGAACAATACCCTTCAGACCTGTTTGAATAATTTCGTTATCCTTTTCAGTAACTGTCTGAATTTCTTGACCAGTAGGGACAAACTTTGTAGCCCCTTTTGTATTAATTTTTACAGTCATATCATTAAATGAAATTCGAGCTTTATTATCTTTAGTATCCACTTTAATTGTGAACGCTAATAAATCATCCTTTCTAGCCATGCAATTCCATGTACCTTGACAAGGAAATTGCATATTCCCTTTACCGACAATAGTGCCTGTTGCCGCATCTTCATATTGAACAACTGAGTTCGAAGATTTGAAAGATTTCGCTATCCAAATTTTTGATGAATTAAAAATCTGGTTTTTATTCATATTAGGTAATTCGACCACTTCCACATATTCACTGATAGGAACCTGTTGAGCCGAGACTGTCATACTAAAAACGCTTAAAGCAGCAAAAATAATTTTTTTCATGTGGTCACCAACTTTTTAAGTAAACACAATCTAACAAACAGCTTACTTTTTGTCACATCAAAATATCCGCCTTCAAGGCGGATAATCTAACTAATCACCGTTATACATATGCATTGCTTCTTCAAAACCAATATCCGGCGCATCATGATATGGCATGAAATCATATTCATCTGAAACTTCGAAGGAATTGGCTTTTGCAAACATATATTTTAATGCTGCCAAGCTCTCATCAAGTCTCAAGCCAAAGTTTAAGCTTCCTCTTGTTTCAATGTACTGTCTCCAGAAGCAGAACTCTCTGTGGCTAAGGTTTCTTTTTGCTTCAGCGATCGTTTTGCCCGCGATGCCGTTGATGACGAGCTCCGCCCAGATTTCTTCTTCTCTGAAAGCTTCTTCGTCGCAATCACCTTTCCCAAGAGATTTTTCTGAACTATTTTTTCCCAAATAGCATCAATTAATGGCTTATTAAAAAGTTTTCTAATTTGCTCTTCTGTAAATTCTGGCTCACCGTTTTCCTTAACAATACAATCAGCCAAAATACTAGCCAAGCCCTCACGCCCAGCTTTATTTGCTGCCATTTGGGCAATAGCTGTCGTGTAATCCATAATTTTAATAAAAGTTTCAATGGTACGGGGTTGACCCTTAACCATAATTTCTACTTCAATTTTTTCAGGTACATCTACCAATGCACCAGATTTAATATCATCTAAAGTTAGTATGGTCATTTTATAAATCCAAAAAATAAGCCCCGTTCGGGGCTATTTGTTAAGGTGTCGTTGTTTCAGGAATCCAATCAACTGAAGTATTTCGTTGAATAGTAACGGTACTTTTAACAACAGTATTAGCATCAACATCCATAGGAAATGTATCTACATAGCCTTTAAACTTATTCCAGCTTCGACCTGTTGGTAATGTTATTTCACCAGTACTTGCATCAACGGTAGGAACAATATTTTTAACACTACCTTTAGTCTTACCTGCCCATCCGACAACCCATTGAACTTCTTTACCAGATAAAGATAGATTATATAAACGTATATGTGATGGTTTTTGTGGGTCCGCATTTACATCAAAGGTTGCTTGCCCAGGGTCTTTTAGACCTCCATCTTCCAAATAAGTTTTATTTTCCTCTTGTTTTAAACAGGTTGTTTCGATTCGATCTTTTGAATCTGTGCCTGGTTTAAAATTTAAAGGACAGTCAACTTCAACCAATTCAAAAGTGCCAGGTGTTGCCGGGACTTCATCCACAAACCAAACACCAGTACCTTGCGTACGACGCGCCATAATATTTTCTCCATAAAAAACCGCCTTTCGGCGGTCTTTAAAATTTAAGGTTCTTCATACCATCGGCTATCAATCCGAATACGGTATAAGTTGGTTTCGGAATCGCGCTCGACTCCAGTGTAATTTTCTATATAGCAACTATCTTCGATGCTTGTTCTCAATAATTGTGCGATTTGACGAGCTGAAGCTTTTGTATCTGCATAAACATCAATCTGCACATATAAAGAATCCATATCTGAAGCTTCAGATAGATATTGCTCAGGATTTGCATCAATGATTTGCCAGCATATATATGGAGCACCATTTGTATTATTGGCATCAAACTCACTGACCTTTAAACCATTACTATCAGTTAAAAGCCCTGCTAATTCAGAATTTTGTTCACATAGTTCATATAAAGGGATTATCAACATTAATTTATATCCCCCAATATGTCTTTTTTAAGCTTGGCCGCTACTGCTTCAGTCACGTTATCGATATTTGACTCTAAAGCTGGGCGCATAAAAGGCTGAGCCTTTGCTTTAGCTGTGCCAAATTCTACCAACCAAAAGTGACGAGTATCATTTTCTAAAAATGTATAATTCGGATTTTTCTGACGTTTTTTACCTTTACGCTGAACATTTTTATTACTGCGCCAAAACTCACCTCCATCTTTGACACCCACACGAACCTTTACAGAGTTTTTATCTGCTGTTTTACCAGCGCGAATAACAATGTTTTTTGCAATATCAGCACTGGTTTTAGGATCATTAATTTTTTGAGCGTTTTCTTTAGCTGATTTTTGAACAATCTTTGCGCCTTCACGCAAGGCTTTCTTTAAATGCTTTTTTTGGATGTTTTTAGCCATTTCATCCATTTTTTTTAGAGCTTCATCAAGCCCTTCTAGTTGGAATCCTGCCATTTATAGACCCCTTGCTCACATGCTAATGTCAAATATTCATTGCCTGTTTTATTGTCACGCAATGGTCGGATAATTCGATAATAAAGCCCATCACAAACTAGTCGGCATTTGGTCCAATCTGTACCAGGCAAAACATCTGATTGACGAATCAGAATGCGACAAGCTACAGCAGATTGTTCTTTACCCGCTGCAATCAGATCACGTACAGATGAATCAGTAATATGGCCGTAAATGGGAAAAATATTTACCCAAACTTCCTCACGATCACCAGATTTATCTTGTGCCTGTTCAACCATTTTTTGCTGAACTTCAATATATTGATTTAGATTGCCTGATTGCATGAATCACCCCCTTGCACCAACCAAGCTTGAAAGGCAACTTCCATTGCAAAAACTTGATATTCACCATTGTCATGGATAAAAAGGCGTTCACCGTGTATGTAAATCAACTTGATATAAAACGGCTGGGCTTTAATCCAAGCTTCAAATTTTTCATGCATGGTTACGCCCCCATCTTTCGATAAGGAAACATTAAACGCTCACATGCAATATTCACGTATAGAGCTGCATCTGTTTGAGCTGCACGGTTTTGATACATATCACCTATGATCAACAAGGCCGCAAACATCAAATCTTCAGGTAATGTGCCTACTGGAATGCCCCACTTTTCCTGAACATCTTCAAAACTTCTATCAATAAAGTTCTTTACTGCTTTTAAAGCCGCTTTGATCAGTAACTCAATATATGAATCATCCCGCGCATGCAAAACACGTAAATGAGATTTGGCTAACTCTAGCGAAATGTAGTCACTCATAAAAACGTCCTAAAAATGAAGAAAAATGCAGATTTTTGAATAAAACCTCCAAAAACCTGCATAAAACATGAAAAAAACAGCTCGAAAGCTGCTTTTATTAAATATTTTAAGCTGGTCCAACCACGTCAACAGCTTCAGAAACTGCCGCACCAAGCACTGCAATAAGTTTGCCTGCTTCAGTCGGGTCTAATGGATTAGGGGCAAAACTCCATGCTCCAGTAGAATCAGCCACAGTAGAAGCTACCGCCACATTACCAGCACGTAAAATAATCACGCTACCAGGCTCAGCAGTACCATCTAGCTCGGCAGTTGTATTCGTAACTACAACTGGTGCATCAATTTCTTCAATTGCTGGCAAGTCACCTGCCACACATGCATCAGGAATAGAAACGCCAGATGCTGCACGCATTTCAGCACGTACTGTACAAAGGTTTTTACGGAAGTTGTCACCATCTTCTGTTGACAACTCAACCGCCACATCTTCACGGATATAAGCCGAAACACCTAAAGTAATGTTACCTGTCCAATAACCACCAACAGGCATTGCAGCAGTTAAAATTACAGGCAAATTCCATAAAACTGGTTGAACGGCCGCACCTGGTGCACCAAATACATAATGACCATCTGTACCCTTGATACGCTCAATTGCTCCCCATGATTCAGGATTCAATAAAATGTATTCAGGTAAAATCCCAGCAGCACCCGCTTTATATTTACTACGGTTTAAAACATCAATTGCTGTATCCGTATCTTTAACAGTAACGGTTAAATGAGTGCCATCTTCGATTAAACCAATAAATGAACGCGCACCAGAGGTACGACCATCACCACGTACAATTTTTGCTTCAAGTTTTAGACGCACACCATACGCCATACGGCCTTCAATATATGCAGCAAGTGCTGGCATATCTGAAATAAGCTGAATTGAAACTTTAATCCAATGGGCAATGGTTCCGGTTTTTAAATCAACCACACCAAATTCTAAATTTGATTCAGGCTTTTCAGCTCCTTCCGCTACTTCCTCGGCCATAATATCGAAAGCAGATTCACGGAATAGCGGCACCAGCTCATTTTGAACTGGAGTAAACGCAATCAAATCTAATAAAGTTAATGCACGCTCTGGAGTTGGAATAGTTGATTGGGCAAATTGAGCGGTATCACCTAATCCAGCCAAAGTTACGATATTTCGTGCATTAAGGTCATCAAATTGAAATTTTCCTTTTGCACGAGTAATTGCTTGTGCTTGATCAACAATATTTTTATTGCGAATCAAAATACTTGCTACAGAATCAGGATTAGCACCACGGTTATTTACACCATCGACTAATTTTTGTTGTAGGTCTTCAATTTCACCAGAAAGTTTTTTGATTTCAGTGGAACGTGTTTCCAAATCTTCTTTAATATTTTCTGGCAAACCGTCTAACTTTTTAATGCCTTCTTGATAACGTGTAATCAATTCATCAAGTTGCTTTTTACGAGTTGCTAAATCAGCACAGGCTTGTTCAAAATCCTGAGCCGTTTTTGTATCACGCGGATTTAAACCCAAGAAAGGTGACATAGGTTTAGATTCTTGTGAATTGATTGCCGCCATAGCCAAAGCTACTGTTTGTTTTGAAAGTGCTTTCATAGTGTTTTTCCATGCATAGAAAATGAAAAACCCGCAAAAGCGGGTCGTTTTTAAACAATTTTTTAATTAACTATCTAACCAGGCCAATGGATCGGCTTTGGGAGCTGCTCGTTGTTCAATTACTTCAGGTTTTTTTATTCCAGAAATTCGAGCCATTAACTTTGTGGCATAATCACCAACAAAACCAGCAGAACGAAGAAGCTCCTCTACATCCTCTTCAGACTCAATTGAATCAATCGTCTCATCACTAATGATTCGCGCTGAACTGTCTGCTGGCTCATCAACAATACTGATTTCATAAATATCAGCTCGTTTAATCTCAACATGCGTTCCCTTATCTTCCATATCCAATGAATTTGGCGGGTAGAACGCAACTGAGAAGCCATCAATTGTGCCGTGTAAAACCATTGCAGCAACATCTTGTGCAATGGATAGTCCAGGTGTTAATTCGATTTCAAGATATAAACCTTGATCATCTTCTTTAAGTACCGTAATTTTGCCGACACGCATGCCCATTCGAGAATCGACGTAATACATACGCCAACCATGATTGTAATAACAATGGACTTTTTTAGTACCCGCTGCAAAAGCAGCACATACTTCAGCAAATGCACCACGGATAAACTTTTCACCGTAATAATTAACTGAATCCCACTTAACGGCATAACCGCTAATTCTTACGACTCCAGTCTTTTCATCCTTTTTGATAAAACGACAGTTATCTACAGTTATGGGCATGCGCCGACATTGAACTTGCGGCAAATTTGGCAGTGCTTTATTACGCACCATCAGGTTTTGGTTCATCTGCTTTCGCTCCATAGTTGCCTTTTTTCATACGTTCGGCAGTTGTCATATTGACTGGCACTAAAATAAAGTTTGAATTTGGATCTGGGGTTTCACCTTCTTCCATTTGAACTTGATATGGACTAGCTTGACCTGAAAGAATTCGGTCTTTATTTGACTTAACTCGCTCTAAATAAGACGCTCTTAATAAATCCTTAGTCTTAAATTCAAACTCGTAATCATCCCATTCATATCGGGGCAACAAGTGAATGCGGGCACTTTCTTCAATTCGTTCTAAATATGGGCGCAATCCAAATTTATGGAATCCATCGACCAACTGTTCAATCCCGCTTCCCCAAGTCGTACTTGAATCTGTACTAAAAATAAGAATTGGATTCACACCGAAATATCGGCATGCTTCTTCAACAGCTAATTTTCTAATTTCAATTAACTCAAGGTCTTCTGGTGTCAAACTGATTTGCTCAAAAGTCATACCACCTTCAAGAACAGGCATATCACCATCATCACCATTGACTAAAATATCCATTTCGTCACGGATTTCGTCTCGCTGATCTTTTTTAAGCCATTTAGGCGTCAAAATTGCGCCTGTTGGTTTTGCGCCATTTGACATTAAGCGTGATGTTTTATCACTCCCAGCCAAGCCAATACCAATCGATTGAGCACCATAAGCTATTGGTGACATACCGACGAAACCAGTTCCAAAAAGCTTGATATGCCAGATTTCTTTATCTGTATATTCAACAGTTTTTGAACCCAGCTTACATTTGTACTGAGGCGTTCCATCATCTCGAATGCTTGGATCAACAGAACCAGAGTTAATGACCTGTAGGCTTACTAGCTTTTTGCCTGAATAATCTTTTTTGATGTAAGCATTACCAGCAACAAGGTTAAGCATTAACTGTTCAAAGAACTCGACACGAGTTTGATAACGATTTGGCTTGTTATATAAAAGCCGAATGACATCATGGTCCTTGACCTGTACACGTGTACCATTCGAATTTAGCTTGTACATTTGAAGTGGTAATGTTGCCACTGACTCTGTGAGANTTTTCACACAGGCAAAAACCGCGCTTAAAGTCATTGCACTATCAAAAGTGACAGACTTAGCTGTTTTAAAACCAGAACGGGGACGATCAATAATGGTCGTCCCCGTTCTATCTTGTATTGGCCCAGTACCCCGAACCTTTAGATCATCGCGATTTTTTTTATCACGATTCTTAATTTTATCGCGCTTTTTACTCATCGCTTTTTCACCTTGATCATATCTTTCAACCAGTCATCAATGCTTCCATTGTCTTCTCCAGGCACAAGTTCGAAAACTTCTTCCTTATCCCAATACATCGCACGTGAAGCTGCAATAATCATCCCAACAGCAGCATCAATCTTTTTGGCACGTGATATCTTTCGAGGGAAAATATTTTCCTTTGCATCTTCTTTAACAACAACATTCAGAATGCACCACTTTAAAACTGGATCACCACAGAAACGGATGCGATTTTCCGCAATCAACACTTCAATCCAACGCATTGCAGGACTTAAAAATTCAGTCCTTTGCGGGACCTCGATTACATTCAAACCTGCATCGAGTAAATCAGAGGTTACTTGTTCTGCATGGTACGGGTCGTGACCAACTTCATAAAATGGATAATCATTATGATGTTCAAGAATGTCTTCTTTGATCCGATTAAAATCAGTTGAAGCTCCAGGTGTTTCAATCAACCAACCATCATCACGCCAAACAGGGTAATCATCTGGTCGCATTTCCCCGTTAATTGCTTCGGTTGATTCCATCACTCTTTCATTGATGNAACTATGAGCAAATACGTACCAAATAATTTTTCCATCTTCAAAACGGGGCCGCATCTCACCCCATGAGGCAAGGTCTAAGCGACTTGCCAAGTCATAACCGCCAAATCCTACAACGCCTTTAAATTCTTTATATGAGACTTCAACCTCACAATTAGACACAACGGATTCAGCAAGCCAGCCATCAACTGCCCCGACCCATTCATTTAAATGTTTTTGACGGAAAATTGCTTCATTTGCTGGTGAAATCTTGCATTTATCGGCCATTCCTTGCAGATATTCAGGTATTACCGAAATTCCATAGTTTGGATTGGCTTTAGGCCAGTTTTTAGGGTCTCTCCAGTCATCACCTTTGTCTAAACAAAAGATCATGCCGAAATAACGTTCGTGCGTAGCTTCACCTTTGAGAATGGCTACAACAATCTTTCTTTCACGGTAACATACCGATGTTGTATCTTTTCCAGCAGTTGTAATCGCAAAAAGTAATGGTTGAGACCGTGAAGCAATACCATTTGATACGATGTCATACATGCCCGAATCTTTATGAGCATGTAATTCATCAATCAAACCACAGTGAACGTTATAACCGTCTTTTGACCCGTCCCGATCCTGTGAAAGCGCTTTAAACGACGAGTTCGTTGTCGTTTGGAAAATCGAATACTCTTGCTTAGTGATACCAAAGCGCTCTTGCATCTTTGGCGAATAAGCGACCATTGTTTTTGCCGCGCCAAACAAAATATTGGCTTGATCCCTTGTTGTTGCAGCAGCATATACGTTTGAACCGGGTTCACCGTCGATAAATCCCATGTAGAGACCAACAGCCGCCAACCAAGTGGTTTTGCCATTCTTCTTAGCGACTTCCAGGTAGACGTATGTGAAGCGACGTAAACCTTCATAATTTACCCACCCAAAAATATTGACTGTGACAAAAACCTGCCAAGGCGACATTACTAATAAGTGTCGGGTTCCATCACGTTTTAATCGTGCTAGTTCACCCTCAACATGCGGACAGGTTTCAATAAAAAAGCACGCATGTTGTGCGCGCTCTACATCAAATCTAAATTCGAAATTTATATCCGGTGGTTTAGAACCAATTTTTAAGGAAGTGAGTAATTTTTCTAACTCTTCATCACCCGTTCCCAATGGAATACCAGAACGATTCAGGTCATTTAAAAAACGTTTAACAGCAAATTTTTCTAGCTGCCCAGCAGTACGCACTCCAGAGCGCACATCATGGCAATACTGAAGTGCGATTTTGAAATAATCGCGCATAAAAACTCACTAACTAGATCGAATTGAAAAGTTTGCATAAGGGTCATTTTCTTCTTTCTGACCAGCATCAGCACCCAACAAATCTAATTGCTGTTGTTTGTTAACTTTGACGCTTGAACGTGCTCTTGGTGTTAAACCAAATTCAGCAGCAGTCTTAATAATTTGCTCTTGTAATTTATTTCGGACTTGCAACCAAGCAGCTTGGACCTCAAAACCGTTTGGGGTTGTTGTTACCCATGAAGTTATTTCTTCCAACTTTTCAAGGGCCTTTTCATATGCGGCCATATTGTCACAATGCAAACCGAACACATCGCCATCGACAACAGATAACAACCCCGCTTGAACCAAAACAGGTCCCAAAGTATCCCAATGTTTTTTTGCGCCCCCTTTTACCCAACGAGGGCATGGCGGCATTCCTAAAGCAACGGAAGCATTGGCCTCTTGCGCTTCACCATCCCGATCGGTTCGGATACGGCTGCCGCTAAGAATTTTTTCTTGTAGCCCCTTCGGTGGACGACCCATATTTGACATAAGAACCTCCAAAAAATTTAAAACTGATTAAATATTAGAGGTATACCCCCCTATGGACTTTTGACCACGTAAAAATTTCATGGGGGGGCGGTCTTTTCTGAGAGGGCCTTTTTGACTTTTGACCCCCTATCCCCTTTTTTTGAAAATTTATTGCCGTCTTTCCGCGCTGTCATTGGGCTATCGTTCACTCCCAAACCGTTGTCTACATCTTGCTTTTAGTTGCTAGTAGCTTCACAACGCAGTCCAAACTTATTTGTGTTGATTCAAGGGCTGCATCTCTCAACTCAGATCGGCTTTCGCCATGTCTGTTATTTATCTTTGATCACCCGTTGATTAGCATCAACTTCATCAAGTCGAGCACCGCGTAATCGTTCATAGATTTCAATGCTTGGTGTGGTTTCATTATTCCAAAGCACATACAAACTTGAGTTCGCTTGAACCACAATACCAACATCATCAAAGCCCTTGATGTCATCACGATAAACAACATGATCACCAAGTAATATAACTTCACGTTCGCTCATACTGTCACCGCCTTAAAGTGTGAATGATGCAAGCGATGAACAAAACCGTCGGCATCACTAACTTCAACCATGTTTGCAGCTACTGCCGTAACCATGAATTGGTCAGTGAATTTACAATCAAGTGAATCAATTGCATAACCAGTAGCTGCACAAACAAAATCACCAGTACTAAATTCATTCTTGCTATCTCGATTTGCTTTGCTTGGTGATTGAACCGGCGACCAGCTCCCACGATCTTCGGTTGCTGTCTTGCGGTCATGGCATGACTTGCAAAGCGGTTGCCAATTGTTCTTATCCCAAAACAATGCTTGGTCACCTTTGTGCGGGATGATGTGGTCAACAACCGTTGCCGCTTCAACCATTCCGCGCTTGCGATGATCCGCACATAGCGGGTTCTCATCTAAGAATTTGGTTCTGTCTTTTTCCCAACGAGCATCATAGCCGCGCTGGTGTGCTGTGCCACGCTCTCGATCTTTCTTTTTGATTCGATCTTGATGCTGTTCACAGTAACCTTTGTTCGATGCAAAATCTTTACAACTGCCCACAAGACATGGGCGCTTAGCTCTTTGTGGTGGACGGCTGGTCATGGTTCCTAATCTCAAAAAAGAAGCCCACATGTCAAAGGGAGTCATGTGGGCTTTGAAAGAGAGCTTTACAGCTCTGAAGGAAAACTACAGCGTTTAGATTCAGTTTTCCATTGTGGTAAAAACTAACTCAGATTTGTTCTTGTGTCAATAACTAACTATTGGTTAGTTTTATAGACCTGCTTAAAAATCCTTTCTTCACCAATCTGACATACCTGATTAAGATCTTCTAAAACTTCATTGATATAAACTTTCAAGTGATCCTGAACTGTGGTTGAACCAAAACCAGAAATAACTGCTCTATTACGAACAGTGGGCTTGTAATCAGCAGAAACTAAACAAAACTCAACCAATGCAACGCGAACGATTGGCAAGTGATAAATCATATTCACACCTGCTTGAATAAATTTGTCTTGATACTTTGCAAGCAACAGCTTACTAAACAAATCAACGTTTTCGATGTTGTTTGCACCGAGATACTTCAAACGAAATAAATTATCTTGTAATGGGGTTAATTTTGCATAGCTCATAGCAATGCAGATATCAGCAGCAGTCAAAGCACCATGATTACCCGAAGGGATAGCTTCATAATTGGTTGTTTTGGGATTTAGCAAACGCAAATATTTTTCCATTTTTTTAATCCTCAAAATTCCATGTGAATGATGTGAATGATTGTGTGAATGATTTTGACCAATGGTTCACACAGAAACATGAGTAAAAACAATAAATTGTATTACATGTGAATGATGTGAATGATTTATATATATTTCCTCGCGTGAGAGTGTTTTTACTTATGTTTAATTTATGATCAATATTTAATTTAAATTGAGTTAATTTAAGCAATAAGTGATTTTTTCTCTCACGTGCGCGCGCGAAAAAATGGTTCACATCATTCACATGGTTGTTGTAAGCATTGGTATGTAAGGCTTTGCGCGTGTGAATGATTTGCTTAAATGGTTCACACGACCATTCACATCGTTCACATGAGAAGCTCTTATTATGCGTATTTTGCTTCAGGAACATCATTCACCCCGTCTAAGCTAGCTTGAAAATCTTCAATTTGCAACCCCAACCAAATCTGCTCTTGTTCATCTTTGGGTTTTTCACCAATGATAATCACCTTGTTTTGTCCGGAACTTCGGTTACCCTTCCAATGCTTGGCCTTATCACTTGGAACAATGCCGTGCTTTTTACCTTCAATAATGAAGCGCTTCATGCTGATTTGATGCTCTCCAGTTGTTCTGGACCATTGTCCAAACGCTTTATAAAGCTGCTCTGATTTACATGAGACGTAAGGGTATTTTGTGTCACCGTTTTTCCACTCATGATAAAACGTGTCAAAGCCTGCTCTTGAATAATCAATCATCGTCTTTTTAGCTATGGTCATTGGCGGCTTTACATGTTCATGAAAGTCAGTTAAATCAAGACCCATCAAATAAGTGTAAAAAGCCTGTACACCATTAGTCTTTAATTCTTGCATTACTCTCTCATGCAAAGCACCGTCTAAATCCTTACAGGGGTTAAGCACTAAGAAACGACGATCTTTTTCTTCAATTGGTAACGGTTGAGTATTGTTTGATAAAAACACTGTGTTGAGGTGGTTATTCATTTCCCAGCCGGAAACGAATTTCTTACTTACATAGAGCGTTTCACCTGTGATGAGATGCTTAATCATGCCCATAACGTTATGTTTTTTCTTATTGTCTACAATCTCCTCAAATACACCGAAAAGCTTATTTTCAATCCATTCATTATATTGGTTATCAAGTTGAGCCTGTCCAACCGTTGTATGGTATTCACCATAAATCTTTTTCATGATGGTGCCGAACATTAATGATTTACCAGAGCCATGAATATGGCCATGCATCAGGACACAAGTTGCCATTTTTGCACCAATGTTTTGCAAGGGAAAAGCTAACCATTTAAGCAAAAAATCAACAGCTTCTTTCTCACGGTCACAAAGATCATTGATCAAAGTCATGATGCCCTTACAATCTTCCCAAACTTCCGGCCGTGATAGTTGCTGATCATACTGATCACGCATGACTTCAATGTTTAAGCCGCGATATATATTGATATAATTTTCATCATGATCATGCTCTTGTTTAGGATCAAAAATAAGGTTTTGACGTGGAATAATTTTACGAGCTGGAGACTTAAACCAAAGATCAAAAATATTAGGATAAGCAATACGAATATGCTTAATTAACCAAGGTTTACGCTCAACTAAATTCCAAGCTTCTTCTGAGTTTGCCAGGACAACAAAATTATCTAATAACTCCTGAATAGTTAAGTTAGTAGCCGTATTTACATTGTGCTCAAAATCAGATTTTGTAATAACTTTTTTATGATCAAGCCATAGCCTGTACTGTTTTTGCCCCAGCAGAGCAGTAAAAGCATTTTTCTTAATTACGATTTTATCGTAGTTATCCCAAACATCTGTTTTTGCTTCAATTAAATAGTAACGATCAATGAATTTTTGAATAGATTCAGGTACAGCATCATTTTCTGTCGAAATGTCTCCCCCTTGCCCCGATTCACCAGCCACAAGATTTTTCTCAACCACAGGAACATGAGAATTTTTCTCAATTTGACCCTCAATATGGTTGGGCTTGTTGGGTTTAGGGGGTTCGGGGGAAAGGGGGATAGACGTATTAATAGCCTGGAAGATCCGAGCTTTCACCGCTTCCAACCCGAACATCAAATGCATGTCATTAAAGTCGGATGGGATGAAAGTTGATTGTGGCTGTCCCGCTTGTTGGTTTTGATTCACTTATGCCACCTTATTAAATTCAGGGAGTACTATGATGCCGCCAGTGACAGCCACAGCTTGTTGAGCGTATTTCAAGCCTGTATCGTCTTTTGCACTATCGTCATCAGCACAATAAACGAGCGTTGCATGTGGGTATTTTTCTCTTAAAGCTGCACCAACTTTAGGTATATTGTTTGCAACAAAAGCCAACGCCACTGGATAACTTGTTGCCAAATGTATGCTTGCTCCAGTTGCATACCCTTCTGCTATGCAAATAATGATTGGGTCCACTAGCTCAATCGTTCCCAAAAGGAAAAAACAACCGCCAGTACGTCCACCCTTTTTATTACCGTTTGGATCTTCCTCATCAGATACAAAGAACTTCCCACCATCCGGATAAATCGTTTGCATATTCCACATGAACCCCTCAGTGTCATAGGCTGGAATAAGTACGTTCCCTTTATGATCAATCTTTACGCCAGGAAACACGGGTACTTGTTTTCGTTCAAGATATGGACTTGATTCACCAGAATAAGGATTGCGGTATAAACCTGCTGCTTGGCGTGCTACCTGTTGCTGTTTTTTAAGCTTCATCTCCTGATTAATACGATCACGAATTTTTTTCTCTTCAGCCCACTGTTTACGCATTTCAGGTGTAATTGTACTTGTAGCCTCCAAACCAACTATTGAAGCGACCTCTTCAATGACCTGGGAAAATGGAAGGCCCGTTACTTTACAAACCAGGTCTAAACCGTCTCTGTTTTTACTTTCCGAGCAAACATTGCAAAGCCAATCACCATTTTCGTATTTATCGTCAAAACGAAAACGATCTTCACCGCCACAATAAGGACATGGCCCATGTGAGTCTTTTTTGGGGACAATAATATTAAAACGTGCAAAAATATCTTCCCATTGACCACGTGCAGCCTGTTTAACATCGGCTAGCTCAAAGCCTTTCTTTTTTTTAACCATGCTCACCTCGATGTTGTTCTTCAGCCATAGCTAAAATGGTTGAAACAACGCGAATGAGTTCAAAAGCATCTTTACGAATGGTTGCTAACTCATCTTCACTTATACGGCCGTCACCAATAGCCTTTGCTACCGATTGAGATAAATCACCCTGCTCTTGAGCCAATTTCCCAATTTTCATAACAAAATCAGCAGTATTTAAATTTTCTGTTTTTGGTAATTCAAACCAGGCCGCATTGCCATGTGTTGCACAAACAGAATCCATGATTCGCGGGTCTTTCGTTTCAGAAAGAATGGCTTCAAAGTGATAAATATTTGCCTTATGTGTTGGCGTAGTTGGATTTAATGAACTACGGAAAGTATTGATATTCCATCCATTATTTTCAGCAATTTTCGCCATTAGATATTCATCACCAGGACGATAAACAGCGGCTTTTAAAGCCTGCTCTAATGACATAACCGTTTTTTCACGACGTTCAGTTAAAGTTAAAACCATGTTTAAAATCTCCTATTTCATTCATTTTTTTAGTTATTTGCATGGGATAAATTCTTTTCTGCTTTCATAAGACGTTTAGGAATACGGCCAGCAGCAAGTTCAAGAATTTCATATTCGCGATCATAAGGGAGTTCACGATTTGCCCAGCGTGCAACCGCTGCTGTAGAAAGTTCTAATTTGTCTGCAAGCTCTGAATAAGTGCAGTCCAGTAGTTTGATTGCTTCATCACGTGTCATAAATCACCCATAAAAACTAACTCAAGTTAGTTTATTAAATGTGATTAAAGTTAGTTAGTCAATAGCTAACATAAGTTAGTTTATAAAGTTAAGGCTTTTTCATGGAAACTATCGGCAAACGAATAAAAAGTTTACGCAAAGCTAAAAAGCTTACTCAGAAAGACTTAGGTAAATTGCTTGGCTTATCAGATGTCTCTGTTTTAAAATGGGAAAACGAAACAAACACCCCAAAACTAGAGAACATGCATGAACTAGCTTTAGCATTAGATACGACGGTTGAATATCTAATGTATGGCAAAACTTCTGAAGAGTCGAGTGTAGTAGACTTCAGACCCGTTTCACGATTATTGCCTGTTCTCACCCACGTTCAAGCAGGAAATTGGACTTCAGTGCAAAGTATAAGTAAATATGACATAAATCAGTGGCTTCCAGCGCCACCAAGTGCAGGGAAAAATAGCTTTTACATGATTGTTAAAGGCACAAGTAACGCACCACATTTTAATGACGGAGATTATATTTGTATTGATCCAGACATTCCTATTGATTGTGTACAGACTGGAGAAATGGTTGTGGTTCAGCATGAAGGTGACGCAACCTTCAAAGCCTTAGTAAAAGAAGATAATCGCATGTATTTACAAGCACTTAATGAAAATTATCACCCTAATATTATCTTTCTTAAAGAAGACAGTGTTTATAAAGGCAAATATGTAGGCAAGTTTGAAACTGGCCGAAAGTTCCTCTAAAAAGTAAAATAAAAAAATAAAAACTAACTTTAGTTAATTTTTATATTGACGAACAAACTAACTTGAATTAGTTTATTTATACAAACTAATCTAAGTTAGGTGTTCGTTATGAAAAAATCAAACCCTTCAAAAACTCAATTCGACATCATTGTTGATGCTCGTCTATTCGCCTCTGATTTTGGCCAACCAAAGCGTGATTTTGATTTCTATCGTGAAAGATCGATTGATCAAATCAAATGCGCTATTTCCAACATTTCAAAAGCCACTAATGGTAATGAACTCGTTATAGCGATTGCCCAGGCTAATGCCTTCATTGATTCAGCTTATCACCTTGAATTTATTAACCTTGTTGAAAAGGTTAAATGGACTGAGGAACTAAGTTCTGCTTTTCACGGTTCGGTTTTGGAGGCTTCTTTATGATCCAAAACTCACCACAAGTTCAACAAGAAATCATGAAGTTAGCGGGTAGCTGCTTCATGTTTTCTAAGCCTGGACTACAGATCAATTTCAAACTCTATAACCACACTGAAGAGATTCGCGTTTACGTGTATTTCGGTGGTTATCAGCATGCAAAAAAAGATTGGGAAAAGCGCACCGCTGCAATCGTTGTGCCTTTTGGAAAATCGGTAAGTCAGTTGGTTGCTCGTTTACAAGAAGCTCAACGCCAACTTATCCAGGTAATTAATGGAGGTAGAACGGTATGAATAAGCCCATTCTCGACCCTTGTTCTGGTTCCCGCATGTTCTGGTTTAACCGCAAAAACCCTAATGTTGTTTACGGTGATATTCGCAAGGAAAAACACATTTTATGTGATGGTCGATCATTAATTATTGAACCCGACATTGTGATGGATTTTAGAGAAATGCCATTCAAAGACGGTCAATTTAACTTAGTTGTTTTCGACCCACCACATTTAATAAAAGCTGGAGAGAAAAGCTGGCTTGCCCTCAAGTACGGAAAGTTAAACCAAGACTGGCGTGAAGATATTCAAAAGGGATTCCAGGAATGTTTTCGAGTGTTGGCCAAAGGTGGAGTTCTCATTTTTAAATGGAATGAAACCCAAATTAAGACAAATGAAATTTTAGCTTTAACCAAGCATGCCCCCCCTATTTGGTCACTCAAGTGGGAAAAGAAGCAATACACATTGGTTCGGTTTTATGAAATTTGAGGACGAAATTTAATGGAAAAGTTACTTGGTTTTTCAATTCTTGGCCTGTTATTAGCGGGCTATCTCTTAGTTGGTTGCCTGGAGAAAATCTAATGGTTTACGTTAAAGATAATCTTAAAAATCAACATTTAATAAATCTTGATTTGGTGACAAATGTAATCGTTACCGATCTTGGCGACGGCTCACTAAAATTTTCATTTCACTATGCTGGGCATATTGCAACGCAATTAATTGTAGCCGATCCAGAGCAGCAAGAGGATTTGATGCTTTCTCTTATTATTCACAATCAACCATCAATGGAAGCTGCAACTAATTCCGTTGAAATTTGGAAAAAAACTAAGGAGGCTCTATGACCCCTCCAGATAAACCATTTCTAGCTAACAGCTTGTTCTTGCTTGTGGCTCGTTATCAGTCTCCAGTAGTTCCATTGGAAACTATTGTTAAAGACTATTTCAGTCACATGCAAATTGCTGAAGCAAGACGACGTGCAAACAGTCAACAGCTACCGTTTCCCGCATTTCGCAGTGAACCGGAAAACAAAAAATCAACTTGGATGGTGAACGTTGCAGACTTGGCAGTTTATTTAGATAAACAAAGCCAGATTGCTAAGCAAGATCACCAGGCAATGCATGCGTAGGAGTTCATTATGTTTGATGAAGCTATCCGACCAAATTTATATGTAAAGCCAAGCTTAAATGATGAAGTTGAAAAATGGCTCAAGAATAAAAGTAATGAAATTACCGTACTTGAACCTGGCTTTACCAAATTTCCCGACGGTAAAATTCCTAAAGAACGTGTCCAAATAAAACCATTGGACATTGAAAAATATAATGCTGAAAAGGTCACTAAAAAAGCTCCAGTAAAGGCTAAAAAGCCGAAGCTGGAGAAGGTGGACAATAAGCCAAAGACAGTTAAAAAAAAGGTTAAAACCAAAACGATAAAAAAGCCAAAACCTATAAAGGTAAAAGCTGTACGTGAAAAAACTTTAAAAGTTAAACCCATTAAACCCCTAAAGCCTTCAAAACTTATTGTTTATACAGAACGTGCAATGATCTATATGCATAACTGTGAAGTAGCAAATAAAGCAAGAGAACAGAATCTTAAAAGAGCTGAAGCACTATGCAGTAAACATGGGTACACAACTTTTACAGTTCTAACTAATCGCATGCGCTGCTTGAAATGTATCGAAGGTTATAACCGACAAAAAAGCCCCGAACATCCACGACTTCAATTTAACCGTGATGCTTTAAAAGCAGCTCTTGAAGCTGGAGAAACTACCTTTATCGGTAAATGTGTTAATCACGGTGAAACAGAATTTTTTATACGGGAAAACAAATCAACTTTGGTTAACGCTAGTTATAAATGCCGCAAATGCCATAAGAACACCCAAGCTAAATATGAAATTAACCGGAGTAAAGCAGCATGATATTCAAGACAAACGATAAAGTAGTTTTTGAAAATGAAAACATTCCAAACAACCAAGTAATGACAATTACTAAAGGGAATCACAAGCGTAATGGCTTTGACATGGTCCGTTTACTCTTAAATGGTGGTGCGGGTATTGCCTATGCAAATGAGTTAAGACTTGCTACTGAAGAGGAAAAGGCAGCTAACAAACGCTTTATCAAAGTAAAACATAAAATCCAATATGGCATTCCTGTTTTATCAAATAGCAAAGCTGGTTGCATATATTTCCCTTATACCAGCGTCACAATAGGTATTGATTTAGCTAGTGGTCCAGATTGGACACCGCCAGTATCAATAAATGGTGAAGACAATGCATAAGCCAGGAGACCGCGTGTACGTTGATTTCATTTCCGCAAGTAGAGTTGAAACAGACGGTACACGTATTTGCGGGAATGGAACAATTGATCAAGTTGACCAGGATAATAACGGTTTTCTAATTGGCCGTTTAGATAACGGTAGACCTTTTGGTTGTCCAGCTTCAGATGCTCAACCTGAGCGTAAACATACCGTTAAAGTTCATAATTGGGGCTATTAAATGGCTACTTATATTGAAAGACTTGCCGACCCTGAGTTTGTCAAAAAACTTGAATCAAAATTAACTGGAACCATAGTTGATTTATATTTACGTGAAGGGAAAAGTCCACCAATACCTAGATTGCGTGAACATAAATTTCACTATGATGACCCTAAAATTAATAAAGCTGTGGAGCGTGTAAGACTTGGATTTCTGGTCATGGCCCAAGTACTTGACGATCTAAATGAAGACAATGAAAAAGCCCCTAAATAAAGGGGCTTAATATTATATAAAATCGCCTAATTTGGCATTTCTAGCATTTTCTATAGCTTCATCAAAATCTAATACTGTCTTTCTAATTGTGTTCAAATTGACGTAAATTTTTAAACTATTCCAATCCTCATGCAATGTGTATTGCTGGATCAATGGAATACTCATACCCTTTTCAGCCAGTCTTGTGGCTGCTTCATGTCGCAAATCATGAAAACGCAAGTCATCAATCCCCGCCATATCTTTTATTTTTTGCCAGTTGCGATCAATTATATCAGCATGAAATGGCAGTAATAGTTTCGGATTACCACCACGTCTCAACATTCTTTTTCTTAATTCTGGCTCAAGCAAAAGATCAATTATTTTTTCGGCTCTCTCGTCCACTACAAAATATTTATCATTGCCAATTGTACCCTTTGGATTTTTAACTGCCTTTAACAACCAACGACGATTCTCCCTGTCATAGTTATCTAAGCTTAGTTGTGATAATTCGTTAAGTCGTCGGCCAGTATAAATATCTAACCACATAATGAGGTGAATTGGTGCATCCGGGTATTGGGTCATGTGGTAATACTGGAGAGCGGTAGTTGTCAATTTTTGCAACTCTTCAGTTGTTGGCAATCTAAGACGTTTTCGTGAACTGCCTATTGCCCTGGCATTTCTTAAACCTTTAGTAGCCTTTTCAAGCTCATCAAAATTTACCTTTAATCCCCAAACTAAATCAGCATGATTTAAAATCGTTCTTATATATTGCAAATCCATGTTTGCGGTCGCTGGCCCAATTGCCTTGACTCTATAATCCTCTAAGTTTCCTTCTCTACGTGCGCGTATATGCTCAGCAAAATCTTGCCTAGTTAAAGTAGAAATCTGTTTTTTTGCGATCGGAAATCTAGTAAGTAGTTTAAGCGTAGATTTTTTTGAACGGCCGTAACTCGTAACCTCTTTAAGGTATAACTCAATTGCTTCGGCTAAGGTTATATCACCTATCTTTTTTTTAAGTTCTGAAATTATGCCTGGATTCTCTTCAATTTCAGATTCTCGTTTTTTTAGCCAGGCTTCAGCTAGAGACTTTTTACTAAAAGTTTTAGATTCTGTATACTTCGCGTCCTGCTTGCGAATTTGCAGCAAAGCTCGATAGCGAACTTCACCAGTTGATGTCGTGCGTTTTGTAATAGTTCCCATGGTTGCAATACTTAAATTAGAGAGATATTTAGGGTTGCAATAAGGTTGCACAAAACACAGATAAACGCAAATAATCACAAGTAAACGCAAGTAAACACAGTTTAAGAAAGGTGCTCAAATGACTGATATTTCTAATAGTGTAGTTAAAACAATTACTCCAAGAATATCGGTCGCGCCTATGATGGACTGGACTACAAAGGACTACCGATTCTTTGCACGCTTGTTTAACCCAAACGTTGTGCTATACACCGAAATGGTGACTACAGGCGCGATTTTATTTGGCGATGCAAAACGTCATTTAGACTATAACCCTCAAGAACACCCAATCGTATTACAACTTGGTGGTTCAAACCCACAAGAGCTTGCCACTTGCACAAAAATGGCTGAAGACTGGGGCTACGACGAAGTCAACCTGAATGTAGGCTGCCCAAGTGACCGCGTACAGAACAATAAAATCGGCGCATGTTTAATGGCAGAGCCAGACTTGGTTGCTGAGTGCATTCACAGCATGCAAAAAGCAGTAAAGATTCCTGTAACAGTCAAACACCGTATTGGTATCGATGACATGCAGTCTTACGAAGAAATGCTACATTTCGTAGATACTGTCGCTGCAACAGGTTGTACTTATTTTGTTGTGCATGCCCGTATTGCTATTTTGAAAGGTTTGTCTCCAAAAGAAAATCGAGAAGTTCCTCCTTTACGCTACGAAGATGTATACCGCTTAAAGCAAGAACGTCCGCACCTAACCATTGAAATTAACGGCGGAATTAAAACTTTTGCCGAAACTCAAGCTCATTTACAACATGTTGATGGTGTCATGATTGGCCGTGAAGCCTACCATAACCCTTACCTACTTGCTGAGCTCGGCCAACTTTGGAATTTAGAAGCACCAGATCGATTCGATATTATGGAACAAATGCTGCCTTATATTGAGCAACGCATGGCTGAAGGTGCCCCCCTTTCAATCATTACACGTCATATTTTAGGTTTATTCCAAAACTTACCGGGTGCTCGTAAATGGCGTCAGGCGCTAAGTGGCGGAAACGCAAAAACTTTAGCTGATGTTGAAAATGCAATTCAGAACATGCGAGCAGCTATGATTCGCACTGAAGAGTATGTAAAAGAGCAGCAGGTTTAAGTTGACAACGACTTCTTAAATTGTAAGAAAATGTGGCATTTTAAATCAGAGACTTAGATTTTGAGTATATTCGCAAATGTTGGAACAAAATATTCAAATTTAAGCTCTGATTAGTTATTTATTTACAATGATATCAATAATTTAAATTTCACTATTTTTGACCACCTCTTTTACTAAGTAGATTTTCGCTCCAAGGCAGACACCTCTGGAAAAAAGATACGTTATTACATAACATACACAAAACTTTTAAGATACGCCTATTAGTATCTCTGAACGCCACAGGTAGGTGGTGATTTTTTTAATATGGATATGGGTAGCACGGTAGAGATTTCACGATGATTATTTATGACGGACAAGTAGCTGATAATTACATGTATCAGGATTCAAATCAGGCAGCCATTGTTGTATCGCACAGCGCACCAAGCCTCCCTTATCCTTTCACCATGAAACCCAATAATCATCAAACTCAAACTTCAACCAACCCACCGATCGATGTAGAAAAGTTTGTAGAAAAATTAGAAAGCGTTACTTCTAGACGCAGTAAAGCTAGATGCGCACGTAGTATCCGTCTTGCACTCGAATCTGCTGGTGCTAATGTTGAAAACCATCCAATCGCAGCTTCAGATTGGGGCGATACTCTCAAAAAGATTGGCTATAAACAAATTGATCCAGCCTTCGACGAACCTCAAGAAGGTGACATTTACATCATTCACAGAACCCGCAACCACGTTTATGGACACATCGCCGGATATACTGGAAGTGAGTGGGTTTCTGACTTCAAACAAAGTAGTTATGATGTCTATAAAGACGATAATGTTACTTATACTTATTATAGATTAGCTGCCTAA